TTGGCTGGTCAATGGCCTTGGTCAGGCGCTGGATTAGTAGCCTCACCCCATCGATATCGTCACACCACATGAATGGCTCGGTGTGTCCCATGGGCTTGCCATCGTCGTCATAGAACACCTCGCGGAACGCTAATGCTGGATCGCCGTCATTGTCTGCGCTCATATCGACTAATCTGTGATTCCATGTCATATCACTTCTCCTTGTTAATCAATTGCGATCATCGAAAGAACTACATAGCAAAGAAACACAAACACCATAAAAAGGATTCCATCCACCAAATCTTTTCCGTTCATACTTCCTCCTCGACATGTTGATCGTTGGTCATCTTGTCCACCTTGTAGCCTCGGTTCATCCATACCTCCATCTTGATGTTCTTGAACCAATCGGCAACTGTGGGTATGCGCCCACCGCAGTCCTCTTTGACATGCTGCTCACCGATATAACGAACCGGGACTGTGCGCCCATCGCTGTTGACTATCGTGCTACCGAAAACCCTCTCGGCCTCAAAGATGCCTTGCGAATGGTGTCTGAGCGCACGATGCCTCGCGTCTGCAAAGACCTCTTTGGTCGCGTCGAACCAGTCGTGAATGGGCTGGTAGTCTTCGGGCTTGCCTCCCCAAATTTTGACGCTGGTAAGCGCGTGATGATGAGGATGCATTATTTGCCCTCCTCAGAAGTGACCATTCCTGAATCTTCATCTTCTTCCTCGGTATCTGTGTAGTCAAAAGAGTGGTTATCTGTCTGGGTGTAGTTGATCCCGACATTTAGCGTTACAGTCGGCGGAGTCTTAGTTAGATCAATCGTCATCTCGCCCTGACCACCATCGTTGTTATACCAATCCAGCCCTGCGTTCTCGAGCATCTGCTCGGTTGCGTTACGCAAGATGTCACTCAGGGAAGTAGGCTTGATCTGGGTTTTCTTATCCCAAGTTTGTTTGCCATCGTCAAAAAACGAAACCTCTTCGGGCCATGGGTAGGTGATGCCATCCAAGTCGACGATCTCGTTCTTAGCATCAAAGAGTGTTGCTTCTTCGATCTCGCCTGAGTCGCCACCGCCTTGGAAACTAACCACCACCTTCTGACCGCCCAAAACCTTGAGCATGCCAAAGATAATTCCTCTTGCTTCTTTAGTATTAAATGGGTATGACATTTTGATTCCTTTACTAGTTGGAAATAGGAAACACCTTGGGGACATCCTGACTGCTGGTCATCTTGTCGCTACACCTCCGTTCGTTTGGGATTGATCTGCTTGAGTAGGGAAATGTCGGTGATGCGGGTGTAGCCCATCTTGTTGCTGATGGGGGCGATGCACCAACCCATACGCTCTTGGCGTGACTGCTCTTCGCCGCATGCAAAGCAAGTGAAATAGCCCGCCTTCCATCTCAGGAACGGAACTTTCTCCCAATGGCATGCGGTGCATAGGTAGACACGATCTTCTGCGCTCATGTCGGTCTCCCTACTCTGCTAGAACCCAAAAGCATATGGCTGAAGATGCAGAGTCGCGACACAGATTGCCGGTGAACCCGCCGGGGAGATACTTGCCATTGAGGAAGTCGGCACGAACGCCATAGGCCATGCCCTCGATTTGACTGAGTGGTTTGCGGAAGATCTCGTTGAAGCCAAAGTCACAGGCCGAGATGATGGGATCGTATTGTTCGAATTTACGCTTGGAATGTTCCAATTGTTCGAGATTGGATGTGGTAGGGACAGAGTGACTAGTGGTCATGATGTCGTGCCTTTCGTGGTTGGTGGAAAAAAGGATGTGCTTCATTTACTACGCCCTAAAGGGCTATTATAGCATGTAAACTATACAATGTCAAGTGCAAATCCTCGAACAGAGGCAAATGTCGGGGGGGTAATGTTCGAAAAAAGGTAAAATTTAGAACAATCAAGAACAAAAGGCCCGCATGAATACTGAATTGTTCGGAATGTTCTATTGTTCTTTATAAAATAATGTATAGCCCCCCTGAGAGTTCTTGCGTGCTGACACCTGCTGCGGAGCCTAAGAAACGAATTTGGTTTTGGCACTTTTACCCCTAAAAAGTCGGAACAATTGAACAAATCAATGTTATCAACGACTTACGCAAGAACAATCAAAAGAACAATAGGGGCACTTCCGTACAAACCAATAACGGCGCGGGGGTAATGTTCGAAATTTTTTTCTGGGCTGGTGGCTACCGCGTTGGAATGACCGTTCTTGCACCGCGACATGATGGCGGTCGGTCATTTTGTCTGGGAGGGGGCGCGACAAATATTTTTTGCGGTTTGTGTTTTTCTGTGGGATTTTATGAGACACTTTCAATGGGCATTCCGCCCACTATTCTGAAAGGTAAATGCTATGAAAACCCAACCCGTAGTTTCCGCCGTTATCTCTGCCTTGTCTGCTAGTCAATCCAGCCAAGCCCGCAAAGCGGGCGAGTTATTCGCTAGGTCTGAATTGGAGGCTGATGAGGCTTTTGAGGTATTCGCCCGCGCATTGGGTGAGAAGCCCGTCTATGCCCTCTATGAGGGTATGCGCGTGGAGTGGATCGTGTCGTATACCGATACCAAACCCAATGCCAAAGGTAATTCGGCAGACAAGGCTTTTGGGCGCTTTATGGGCAGGCTTCAGGACAAATACGCTATTGAGATTCAAAAGCCCAAAGCCGACAATCCCGCCGCCGCTAAAAAGCGCGCGGAGCGTGAGGCCAAGCGTGAAGCCTTACTCAAAGCGCATGAGGCTATTGATACCAGCGTATTGCGTGATCGGCTTACACGCGCTTTTACTACGCTTGCATCACAGCCCGATTCCAAAGTGGCCGAAGCCGCCGTTAAGAATCTCAAAGCCGTATTGCGCGAGCGCACGCGTGGGGAGTCTGAGGCGTTGAAAGCCGACCTGAGCGCGAAGCGGGCAGAGATACGCGGCCTTCTCTCTGGGTGTGATGATATTGAGAGGCTTGATGCTGTGATAGACATTCTTTCGCCCACCAATGATGTGGTAGTCCAGTAACCACGCGCCTCCCAGCCCCCCGGATTTTTCGGGGGGTTTTTCCCTACCCCGTTGGAATGACCGTTCCTAGGATCGTCAGCTGGGGTCTGGGACTGGGGCTAGCTATATCCGACTGGGTCATGGGGTTATCCGACAAAATGTCGCACAAGCTGGGATCTTGTGGCATAGTCATGGTTCGACATGTTGGGATTGGCTCATCGTGTCGAGGGCCATACCGGCCACTATTCTGAAAGGGAACACCATGACGAAAGCACCAGAAGTCAAACCAGTCGCAGCTACCATCAGCGCCATCAGTCAGCAGCAGCACGACATCGCCAACAAGTGTGGAAACAAGTGGGGGAAGAATCGCCTAGAACGCATCGAGATCGCCACCAGCTACTCAGCCATGCTGGGAACCGAGCCCACCTTCCATGAGTGGGAAGCAGCCCGGACTGACTGGGTCAATGGCTATGTCTCAGCCAATCCCAAGAACACCGGGAACGCAGCTGACGCAGCTTGGTCCGACTTCAGCAAGCTGCTGAATGACCTGTTTGGCCTGACCAAGCCCAAGTCCAAGTCTGACGCAGCCGTCAAGAAAGGGAAGGAACGCAGCGCGAAGGAACAGGCCTTGTTCGACAAGTACAAAGACAAGAGTGTGGCTGATCTTAAGGGAATGAAGAAGCAGGCCCTCGAGAAAGCTGCCAATGGTTCTGACATCGCCGAGAAGCTTGCAGCCGAGCTGACCAAGGTTCTGAAGGAAAAGACCCGCGACAGCGACAAGGCCATCGCAGCTGAACGGACTGAGCTACGCAAGCAGGTTCGAGAAGCAGCCAGCAAGTGTACTAGTCTCGACAAACTCGAAGCAGCCCTCGAGGTCCTAGACGAAGGGACCGAACTCAACTTCATCGATGAGACCATCGAAGACTGACCCAGCAGCACCCAGCAGCAGCCCCGGCCCAGCGCCGGGGTTTTTTATTGGCTAACCCGACTCTATCCCGCTGGGTTCAATCGGCAGCTAATCGAGCCCGGCCCGTTCAGCTGGGAACATCGAGCAGCGAGCCTGGCGCCTTCCCCCCGACCGCAAACCCGCACCCAGCCTGGCCCCAGCCCCACCCCCCAGATTGGCCAGATGGTACCTAGACCGCACATAGCACATTAATTTGCACCGTCAATATCCAATTTTTAAAATACCCGACTAATTTGGTCAAGTATAAGTTAACCACGCTTGAACCACGAATCAACCATAAGAAAACCAGGTACTTGAAGCCTGCCGAAAAGAAGTATTAATATCTACTCAGGGGGTAGTGTGGCCAGAGTTTTTCGCAAGCGGGCTCGTACGGCCATGCACACCACTACCCCCCCCCCTTTCATTTTTTGTAAGTGCGTGTATACTTGCGCACATTGAAACGCACCCCCTTCTCTTTTTTGGAGTCCCGTTTCCTCCATGAATATAAATATTGTTCCGGACAACGAACACCCGCACCCCGATAACCTTAACGATGAGGTCGGCGGGTCTTTGAAAGAAAACCTTAGAGTTGCTGCCTCGACTGCCAATCTAATGGCTGAGTTAGGTATGCCGTTCGAGATGACGGAAGAAGACCAAGAGGAAGCTAGGAAACTATTTACTTCGGTTGACGTCACCAAGAAAAAGAACTCTCCACCTTCTTCGTATAACCCACCACAAATGTATAAGGGCGAAGTTGCCGTTAAGCTCGGCGCCCTTTTAGATTCATACGATGGGCAAATTCTTAACGATGTAGTCCAAGCTAGGAACTACATTACTAATAGGCTGATTGAAATTAGCCAGTGTGGAGATGTCAAATACGAACTTAGAGCCATTGAGCTTCTAGGCAAACTATCTGATGTCGGCGCGTTTACAGAGAAATCTGAGATTACCGTCACACATAAGACTTCTGACGACCTACGTGAAGCCATTGCAGACAAGATTCAAAGACTGCTAAATATGGAAGTAGTTGATGTTGAGGCAAAAACAATTGAAGAAGAGCTAGGGATTGATGAGTCCTCAGGACCTACAGAATCTACTGAAGAAACTTCCGACCCTTCCTGAAGCCCATCTGCGTGCGCTGCTTGTAGATCTGGCACAGCACGAGATAGTTAAGGAGCGAGAGGATGCAAAAAATAACTTCATGCACTTCGTAAAGAAAGTGTGGCCACACTTCATTGAAGGCTCGCACCACGTAAAGATGGCTCGGGCGTTTGAGCGCGTAGCCAGCGGTAAGTTAAAGCGTCTAATTATTAATATGCCACCCAGGCATACCAAGTCTGAATTTGCTTCCTACTTATTGCCTGCTTGGTTTTTAGGTAAGTACCCCCATAAGAAAGTTATTCAAACATCCCACACGGCGGAGCTTGCCGTTGGCTTTGGTAGAAAGGTGCGAAATCTTGTTGATCAAGAAATATATACGTCCATATTTCCAGGAGTTGGCCTACAAGCGGACTCTAAAGCTGCTGGTCGGTGGGCGACTAATGCTGGTGGAGACTATTTTGCTATCGGTGTGGGAGGCGCTGTCACTGGTAAAGGCGCGGATTTGCTCATTATTGACGACCCTCACTCGGAACAAGAAGCTGCCCTGGCGGAAATAAACCCAGATATCTACGATAAAACGTACGAGTGGTATACTTCAGGTCCACGGCAGCGTCTGCAGCCAGGGGGATCTATTGTCGTCGTTATGACGAGATGGTCCAAAAGGGACCTAACCGGGCAGGTTATCAAGGCCGAGGCCCAAAGAGGCGGTGAAGGTTGGGAAGTTATTGAATTTCCAGCACTTTTACCCTCAGGAAAACCCCTCTGGCCCGAGTTTTGGTCACTAGAAGAGCTTGAAGCTCTGAAAAATGAACTGCCAAACGCTAAATGGCAGGCCCAGTACCAGCAAAACCCCGTTTCTGAGTCCTCAGCCATCGTAAAACGCGAGTGGTGGAAGATTTGGGAGGGGGAAGACCCCCCTCATTGCGACTTTATCCTGCAATCTTGGGACACGGCGTTTGAAAAAACCAACCGGGCCGACTACTCCGCATGTACGACGTGGGGGGTTTTCTATCATCCGGACGATTCAGGGGTGGCACAGGCTAATATTATTCTGCTAAATGCGTTTAGAAAGCGAATGGAGTTTCCAGAGCTAAAACAAACGGCGTTTGATGAGTTTAAAGAGTGGGAGCCCGACTCAATAATCATCGAAAAGAAGGCTTCTGGTTCCCCACTAATATATGAGATGCGAGCGGCGGGGGTTCCGGTACAAGAATTTACCCCAAGCAGGGGTAACGACAAGATTAGTCGATTAAATGCTGTATCTGATTTGTTTGCTTCTGGTAGAGTATGGGCACCAAACACTCAATGGGCCGAGGAAGTCATTGATGAGGTTGCATCTTTTCCTGCAGGCGAGCATGATGACTACGTTGACTCTACATCCCTTGCGCTGTCACGCTTCCGTAAGGGTGGATTTATTCGAACTTTGCTAGATGAGCCTGATGAAATTCAATACTTCAGACGCCGTCAGCCGAGTTATTACTGAGGTGAGACATGGCAATTGACAAGGCGTTAAATCAAGCCCCACTAGGACTAGGTTCCTTAGAGATCGAGGAAGAAGAGGCTCTGATGCCAGAGCCAGATTTAGAAATTGAGATCGAAGACCCCGAGCGCGTCAGTATTGAGATGGGCGGACTGAAGATTGAGATCGATCCTGATGCGGAAGATGACTTTAGTGCCAACCTAGCCGAGGAAATGGATGACGATCAGTTAATTGAGTTAGCTGGAGATTTGCTCGCTGATGTTGAAGAAGATACTTCTTCACGTAAAGACTGGGTTCAGACTTACGTTGATGGTCTAGAGCTTTTGGGTATGAAAATTGAAGACCGCACTGAGCCTTGGCCGGGGTCTTGTGGTGTATATCACCCACTGTTGTCAGAAGCTCTGGTTAAGTTCCAAGCCGAGACCATCATGGAGACGTTCCCGGCGGGTGGCCCAGTAAAAACACAGATTATTGGTAAGGAAACCCGCGAAAAGATTGAGTCTGCCGAGCGGGTTAAGGCTGATATGAACTATCAG